GGCGGGATTGGGTTCCACCCGTCCCTGCTACCTCGGCACCGGGGACGGGACGCCGTGCGCTGGACGATTCACATGAAGGACTATGTCTCCGGTGGCACCGTTTACCGCCTCACAGACCAGACAGACGGTGGGGCCATCCTGTATCAGGAATTGGTGTGGGTCAGGCCGGAATGGGACTATCACGACCTATGGCGGGCCATTTTCCCGATGGGCGTTCGCCTGCTGCTGGAAGTCGTGGGGGATATCCAGCGCGGAGGCATCCGCGAGACAGAACAGGATGGAAGCGGCGCGACCTGGGAGCCGTCCTGGGACAGGCCCAGATTGGCCCGTCGGGAGCTGCCTGCCCTTGGCGGTCCCCCTGCGTCAGTGCGGCAGCCTTCGGTTTGCTTCGGCTGCGTCCAGGACTGTACCTGGTGTACATACAACTTAGCGGACCCGGAGATCTATCACAGGAGGTGAGCACATGGCAAGGCCGCGGAAAGAAATCGACCAGAAGCAATTTGAAAACCTCTGCGGCCTGCAATGCACCAAGGAGGAGATCTGCGGTTTTTTGGAGGTCAGCGAAAAGACCTTGAACGCGTGGTGTAAGCGTACCTACAAGCAGAGTTTTTCCCTAGTTTTTCAACAAAAGCGGGGGAAGGGGAAAATATCGCTGCGCCGGTCGCAGTTCCGTCTGGCGGAAGAAAACGCTGCCATGGCGATCTGGCTGGGGAAGCAGTACCTGAACCAGCGGGAGCCGGGGAACAAGGCGGACGACGGCGAGATGAAAACGGAAAATACTTTGTTGAAAGCTATTATGGATGTCGGGGAGGTGGACACCGATGATCTACCAGAGGTTGAGTAGGCGCCAGAAGCTGGCGATGCTGTGGTGGCAGCAGCCTAGGTTTCGGGACCGGGACGCCCTGATCTGCGACGGCTCCATCCGCAGCGGAAAAACCGTGTGTATGACTGTGGGCTTCATCCTTTGGAGCATGGTCGCCTTCCAGGGACAGAAATTCGCTCTGTGCGGCAAGACCATCGAGAGTTTACGGCGAAACGTGATCCTGAACTTGCGGGACTGGGTGCCGCCGGAGCTGGAGATCACGGAGCGGCGGTCAGAAAATAAGCTCATTATCACCGACGGCACCGGTCGGGAGAACACATACTTCCTCTTCGGCGGCCGGGATGAGAGCAGCTATACGCTGATACAGGGGATCACCCTGGCGGGGGTGCTGCTGGATGAGGTGGCCTTGCAGCCGCAGTCCTTCGTGGACCAAGCCCTGGCCCGATGCTCCATTGACGGGTCAAAATTCTGGTTCAACTGCAACCCGGAAGGACCGGAGCACTGGTTTTACAAGAACTGGATAGAAAACGAGAAGCCCAAGGAAAAGAACGCCCTCCACATCCACTTTACGATGGACGACAACCCAGCCCTTCCCCCGAAGATACGGGCGCGGTATGAAGGGATGTATTCCGGGGTGTTCTATGACCGCTATATCCGGGGCTTGTGGGTGGTGGCCGAGGGCCTGATCTACACCATGTTCAACAAGGATTTTCATGTTGTGCCGGACGTTCCCCGGCCCTACGACCAGTATTATATCAGCGTGGACTATGGCACCGCCAACCCCACCAGCATGGGCCTCTGGGGCCGCGCAGACGGCAAGTGGTACCGGATGCGGGAGTATTACTACGACAGCCGCAAGGAGGGCGCTCAGCGCACCGACGAGGAGTATTACGCGGAGCTGGAGAAGCTGGCCGGAGACCTGCCTGTCCGGGGTGTGATCGTAGACCCGTCGGCGGCGTCCTTCCTGGAAACCATCCGGCGGCACAGGCGGTTCTTTGACATCAAGGCATCCAACGCCGTTCTGGACGGGATTCGCAACGTGGCGACGCAGCTTCAGCTGGGACGGCTCTTTATTTGCGAGGGCTGCGTGGACTGCATCCGGGAGTTCGGCCTCTATCGCTGGGACGAGAAGGCCGCCGGAGACAGGCCCATCAAGGAGAACGACCACGCCATGGACGACGTGCGGTATTTCGTCCACAAGGTGTTCGCGCCAAAGCTGTTCAGTTTTTGAGGAGGGATATTATGCAGATTTCTATTCTGGGCGTGCCGTACACGCTGCGCTATCTGACCGAGGCGGAGGACGCCTATTTGAAGGACCGGGACGGCTATTGTGATTTCAGCGTCCGGTGCTGCGTGGTTCGGGACTACACCCCGGAGGAACGCAATGAGGCCGGAGCGCTGCGGGACTTGGACGTTTACCGCCGGAAGGTCATGCGCCATGAGATCGTCCATGCGTTCCTCCACGAAAGCGGGCTGAGTGTCAACGCAGAGAAATCCGATTCCTGGGCGGACAACGAGGAAATGGTGGACTGGTTCGCCATCCAGGGCCCGAAGCTGTTTACCGCCTGGCAGCAGGCGGGGGTGCTGTGAGGAGGTGAGGCTGTGGTGACACTCAACCTGCGGGGCGACTGCACGTCTCGCACTGCAACCAGCTTCCGCCAGGGCATGACGGACCAGCGGTTTTTGGAATTGGAGATCACCGCCTGGCTCCATTCCCCAGAGCGCAAGCGGCAGTTGGAGGCGGAGGAATACTACGACGGGACCCAGGCGGTTCAGCACCGCCGCCGTCTGGCCTTGGACGACGACGGGAAGTTAGTAGAACTGCCCCACCTGCCCAACCACCGCATGGTGGACAACCAGTACGCCAAGATGGTGGATCAAAAAACCAACTACTCCTTCGGCCGGCCGTTTTCCTTCGATACGGAGAATGCCCAGTATGCCGAGGCCTTGAACAAGATATTGGGGGCCCGGTTCCGGCGGCTCCTGCGGGCCGTGGGTGAGGGCGCCTGGATCGGTGGGAAGTGTTGGCTCTATCCTCGCTATGAGGGCGGCGAGCTGACCTTTCAACGTCTCCCGGCGGATGAGGTCTTGCCCTTCTGGGCCGACGCGGACCACACCATCTTGGACGCCGCCGTCCACGTCTACGCCGTTCAGGAGTACGACGAGACGGAGCAGATCCGGCAGGTGGTGAAGGTGGAGGTCATGCACGGCGGCGGGGTGGATTGCTTTGTCCGCAAGGACGATGGGACCCTGGTGCCGGACGATTACGCCCGGTCCGGGCCGTACATCACCGAGCGGGACCCGGTGACCGGGGATGAGAGGGGCTACAACTGGTCCCGTGTGCCGCTGGTGTGCTTCAAGTCCTCCCACCATGAGCTGACCCTGCTCTCCCGGGTGAAGTGTTTGCAGGACGCCTACAACGACATCCTCTCCAACTTCGCCAACCAGATGGAGGAGGACATCCATTCCACCGTCCTGGTCATTAAGAACTATGAGGGGGAGGACCTGGGACGGTTCCGGCACAACCTGGCCGCCTACGGGGTTATCAAGGTGCGGTCTTATGAGGGCTGCGAGGGCGGCGTGGAGACCTTGACCATAGAGGTCAACGCCGAGAATTACAAGGTGCTGCTGTCCCTGCTGAAGGATGCCATCATCGAGAATGCCCGCGGCTTCGACGCCAAGGACGACCGTATGAGCGGCAATCCCAACCAGATGAACATCCAGTCCATGTACAGCGACATCGACTTGGACGCCAACGGCATTGAGATGGAGTTCCAGGCCGCCATGGAGGAATTGCTCTGGTTCGTAGATCAGCACCTAGCCAACACCGGCCAGGGCAGCTTTGAGGGCCAGGAGGTCAAGATCATCTTCGACCGGGATGTGCTCATCAACGAGACGGAGGCCATCAACAACTGCAAGGCTTCCGTGGGCATCCTCTCCGACGAGACCATCGTCAAGATGCACCCCTGGGTCAGCGACCCAGGGGAAGAGCTGGCCCGCCTCAAGGCCCAGCGGGAGGAGGAGGCTGACCCGTACCGAGCGGCCTTTGAAAAGACCAAAGGGCAGGATGCCCCGGTGAAGGACGGTGAGGGGGATGCCAAGGCAGAATAACGCCGCCTACTGGGCGCAGCGCATGAAGCGTATGGAGGACGCCCTGAAAGACCAGTCCTACGCCTACGTGGAGAATCTGGAACGCCAATTCACCGCCGCCCAAGCGGAGGTCCAGCGACAGCTGGGGGCCTGGTATCAGCGATTCGCGGACAACAACGGCATCACCCTGGCCGACGCCCGGCGGCTGCTGAACACTGCCGAGCTGGAAGAATTTCGGTGGACGGTAGAGGAGTACATCCGACACGGGGAGGAAAACGCCCTGAGCGGGGCCTGGATGAAGCAGCTGGAGAACGCCAGCGCCAGGGTGCATATTTCCCGTCTGGAGGCGATCCAGCTACAGCTGCAACAGCAGGCCGAGGCCCTGTACGGGAATCAGCTGGATGCGGTGGACACCGTGGCCCGTGGGATTTACCTGAGCAGCTACTATGGCACCGCCTTCGAGCTTCAACGGGGGCTGGGTGTGGGCTGGACCATGCAGGCCATCGACGAGAGGACCATTGCCAAGGTCCTTTCCCGACCCTGGACGGCGGACAACATGACCTTCCGGGACCGCTGCTGGACGAATAAACAGGCTCTGGTGAACAGCGTCAACACCAACCTGACCCAGATGATTATCCGGGGAGAGGCCCCGGACCGGGCCATCAAGGCCATTGCCCACCAGTTTGGCGTGGCGAAGGATAAGGCGGGGCGGTTAGTTATGACCGAGGCCGCCGCCTTCTCCGGCGCGGCGCAGAAGGACTGCTACCGGGACCTGGAGGTGGAGCAGTACAAGGTGGTGGCCACCTTCGACGGGGAGACCTGCCCCCTCTGCGGCGACCTGGACGGGAAGGTGTTCAAGATGTCCGACTATCAGGTGGGGCTGACCGCCCCGCCCTTCCATCCCTGGTGCCGCTGCTGCACCTGCCCGTATTTTGCGGATATGGAGGGAGTCGGGGAGCGGTGGGCCAGAAATGCGGACGGCACCACCACTAAAGTTCCCGCCGATATGACCTTCGATGAGTGGCGGAAGAAGTTCGCCCCAGGTGCCAACACTGGTTTGACACCATCCCATGCGGGTGGTACAATACCCTCATCAGTTCCCAACCAGACCCCGGAGCAGCAGCATTTTTCCTCAGCTGTGCGGGGAATGCCTGGTATGACCAAGGATTATGGGGACGCCCTGGAGGCCCGCTTTGCAGTAGGTACGCCGGAGGGACAAGCCGCCTTTGCAAAGTTTGTGCCGGCTGGTTCCGTCGCGGATGGAGTACACAGCGGGACGGCGTTTTTCAGTTCGGCGGGGAATGAAATCAAAATGAACTTTGCCGACGATGCAACCAACGTGCGGGGCGCAGGTGTAACATTTTTCCACGAACACGGCCACTATATCGACTACGCGGCCGGGAGCTCTGGCGGCTGGCTCTCCCTGGACACTCCTGGCTTTGGAGATGCTCTGCGGGCCGACTTTGACGCCTACATCAAAGGCATTATGAAACGGCAGGGGATTCGAAAGACGGCGGCCTATGCCGTGGTGGCACAAGAAGTCCAGATGGCCCTGTACAGCTCTGTCTCTGATTTGATGGGTGGCCTTTCAAAAAACAAATGCCGAGGCAGATGGGGACACAAGACACGGTACTGGAGTGCCCCTGGGTCGTTGGAGAAGGAAGCCTTTGCACACATGTTTGAAGCACTCTTCAACCCAGCTCGGTACATGGCATTGGAGAAATATTTTCCCTCCGCTTTGGCGGAGTTTGAACGCCTATTAAAAGGAGCGATTTGATGAACTATCAGGATTTTCAAGATGACCCGAGGATAGCAGCAGCAGCGCGCGCCTATTTAGACAAATATGGCGGCATTTTTTTAGATGGAGAACCGGACGGCGGGCTGTTTTATGAAACAGAGGATGGAGAGGTAGCTTGCCAGAGTCCGGCGGACGCTGCCCAGGTGCTGCGGGATCTCCAAGGTGGGAAGCCGCTGCCGGAGCTGTGGCCGGAGCTGGAGTTTGACCCGGACAACGTATATTGATGATTAGAGCATCGTGCAGGCGCGCGGTGCTTTTTTCATACCCAAAACCAGAAAAGGAGGCAAACATCATGCTGAAATGGCTGAAAGCCATCCTGGGAGACGCCTACACCGACGAGATCGACAAAGCGGTGACCCAGGAGATCGAGAAGGAGTATGCGCCCCAGGCGGACCTTGCCGCGAAGGAGGGCAAGGTCAAGGAACTGGAAGCCCAGGTGGGCCAGCTGGAGGAGGGCGCCAAGACCCACGCCGCGTCCCTGGCTGACCTGAAAAAGCTCACCGGGGACAAGGAGGCCCTGGAGAAGCGGATCGGTGAGCTGGAAGAGCAGGCCAAGACGGACAAGGCCGCCTATGAGAAGGAACTGGCCCAGGTGAAGCTCCTGGCTGCTGTAGATGCCGAACTCACCGCCGCCGGTTCCCGCAACAACACCGCTGTCCGGGCGGTGCTGGCGGATTTCTTGGCGTCGGCCAAGCTGGTGGACGGGAAAGTCACCGGCAAGATCGACGGCGAAGCCGCCACCCTGGCAGGCCGGATCGAAGCCCTGAAGAAGGACGCCTCCACCGACTTCCTCTTCGGCAAGGTAGAGCGGGAGGGCTGGAAGGCTGGAGAAAGCGGCGGGAAGCCTGCCGGAGCCGACAAGAAACCCTCTGACATGACCTACGCCGAGCTGGAAGCCTACCTAGCCGCCAACCCCGACGCAAAATTGGATTGAGTAGAAAGGATGGTAGACTATGCCCAACAAATTTGACGCAAAGAGCTTCAACCCCCAGGCGTTCAAGTACCGCGCCGACCGCCTCCCCCGTACCCGCCTCAACGAGATGCGCAAGTCCCGCGTCCTGGCGGGCAACCCGGATATCCGCTCCGTATTCACCACCCAGGACGGCACCGCCTATGCCCGGATCGCCATGCGCGGCCTGCTGGACGGCGACGCCGTGAACTACGACGGCCAGACCGACATTACCGCAACCTCCACCAAGACCTTCGAGCAGGGCGTTGTGGTGGTAGGCCGAGCCAAGGCGTGGGTAGAGAAGGATTTTTCCCACGATATCACCGGCGGCGTGGATTTTATGCAGAACGTGGCCGAGCAGGTGGCGGAATATCTGGACGGTTTGGACGAAAAGACTATTTTGGCTGTACTGGACGGTGTTTTTGCTATGACCGGCACGAAAAACAAAGAATTTGTCGACCGGCACACCTATGACGTAACCGGGCAGGGTGACGGTCGGATTACGGCCAGCACTCTGAACAGTGCGGTTAATCAGGCCTGCGGTGCGAACAAAAAGAAGTTCAGTCTGGTATTTATGCACTCTGATGTGGCGACTAATTTGGAAAATCTGAATTTGGTATCCTATCTGAAATACACCGACAGCGAGGGCGTGCAGCGCGACTTGGAACTTTATACCTGGAACGGCAAGCTGGTGGTGGTCAGTGACGAAATGCTGGTGAAAGAAGTTGCAGCTACGGAGAGTACCGAGGGCGCCGAGGACAGCGAAACATTTACCGCTTATACCACTTATGTTATGGGCGCCGGGGCGATTGCCTTTGAAGATATTGGCGCGAAAGTGCCGATTGAGATGGACCGCGACCCGGGTAAAAATGGCGGTGAGGATACGCTTTATGTGCGGCAGCGCAAGGTTTTTGCACCGTTTGGTATTTCTTATGAGAAAAAGGTGCAGGCCAGCAATTCGCCTACTGACGAGGAATTGCAGAACGGTCAGAATTGGACGTTGGTACATTCCGGCGAAACCAAAGAAAGCGACCGCTC